ATGTTGTGATTTGCCGAGCATCCGGTACAACGTCAATTTTTATTGACGGCGTAAGACAGGGTACAACCAGCACTGCATACACTTGGTCTGATAATTCAACACTTAACATCGGCTACCGTGGGGCAGATGCGTACTTTACCGGATACATGAGTAATGTTCGTCTTGTAAAAGGGTCGTCAGTTTATGACCCGACGCAAACTACAATTACTGTACCAACCGCACCCCTCACCGCCATTACCAACACTAGCCTCCTGCTCAACTTCACCAACGCAGGCGTCATTGACAACGCGATGATGAACAACCTTGAGACGGTGGGTAATGCTCAGATCAGCACCACGCAGAGCAAGTTCGGTGGGGCGTCGATGTTGTTTGATGGAAGTGGAGATGCGGTTACCGCCCCGCCAACTGTCAATCTTGCAATGGGAACGGGTGACTTCACCATTGAGATGTGGGTGTATGGTGCAAATAGCGGCAGCACGGTTGGTGGCGCATACCCGCGAATTTTCCAATTGGGGGCGGCACAAACCGTCAACACCATTGAATGCTACAACGGTGCCGGAACTATGTATGTAGAAATGCTTGGGACTGGCGTTACGTTTACCGCAAGCACACTGCTTAACTCTACATGGAATCACTTTGCTGTTACTCGCGCAGGAACATCGCTTAGGGCGTTTGTAAATGGAACACAGGTTGCAAGCACGACCAGTTCAAATAACCTGACAAGTCCAATTACCAACGCTTCATTTATTGGCGCGTCTACTGCATCGTCGGGCAATTTCAACGGCTATATCGACGACCTGCGCATCACCAAAGGCTTCGCCCGCTACACCGCCAACTTCACGGCCCCGACTGCGCCATTCCCAACGAGGTAAACAATGCTGTATTCAAAACTTGGGTCAATCCCTAAGCCTGAAACAGACGGTACTGACGGCTGGATCGAAGTTGAAGACCCGCCTGTTGCTGGGGCTGGAGAAGAGGTTGTCTGGTGGTATCCACCGGGTTGGGTGGTGCGACCTGTCAAGCCTGTGAAAGACGGGTCGGTTTTTGATTGGAGCCAGTCCGATGAGCGCTGGGTTGAAGCAGTGTCAACTGAAGTCATTGTGCTGCCTTCCAGCATAGAAATAAGTGCCACAGGCTCAGACACGGTGACAAGTGCTCTTGGTTCTGATGTGACCGCGCCGTAAGGAGTAACTATGAACTGGGCAGACGTCCTAAAAGCAGTTATACCGATTGTGGTTGCATCTTTGGCGTGGCTGCTTGGGCAGGTGAACTCTTTCTCTGAGCGGCTGACCAAGATCGAAGGCTCCATGCCTGCGCTTATCACGGCCCAAGGTGTGCCTACTGACAGCCCTATATCTGCCGAGAAACGCGCCATTCTCAAAGAGCAGTTGATGAACCACATCAACGAGCTTCAAGTCAAGGTCAGGCTGCTTGAAGAGCGCGAACGTATCAAAGGAGCCAAGTGATGTTTGAGTCGCTAATCGGTGGTTTGTTCGGCGGTATCCTGCGCCTCGCTCCAGAGGTATTCAAACTCTTTGACAAGAAGAATGAACGGGCGCATGAGCTTCGCATGGTTGAAGCCGAGATGGAGTTTGCCAAGATTCGTGGTGAGATCGCCATGCGGCAGGTCGAAGCGCAGATGACGATGGCCGAGATGGACACGATGGCCCAGGCGTTTAAGGAGCAGTCTGAGACCGCCAAGAATGCTGGGTGGTTTGTCTCTGCGATCTCAGCGCTGGTGCGTCCGATGGTCACCTACTCCTTCCTGGCCCTGTACGCCTCTGTGAAGATTGCTGCCTTCCTGATTGCCATGGACCAAAACGGCAACTGGAAAGAGGTCTTGGTCACGATGTGGGGCGCAGACGACCTTGCCGTCTTCAACATGATCATCTCCTTCTGGTTTGTCGGACGGGTGTATGAGCGGTCCAGTAAGTGAGGCGGTAGACATTGCCGCTACTCTGTGTCGGCCCTTCGAAGGGCTGCGGCTGAAGCCGTACATCTGCCCAGCGGGCTACCCCACGATTGGCTACGGAACGGTCTGGAAGCCTGACGGCACCAAGGTGACGATGGAGCACCCCGAGATCACCAAGGAGATTGCGGACGAGTGGTTGCTGTCTGAGCTACAAACGAACTATCTGGCGGGGGTTTTGAAGGCTTCGCCGAGCTTGATTGCTTACCCCAAAGCCCTTGGTGCTATGGCCGACTTTGCTTACAATCTTGGCGTGGCCCGGTATCGCGGCAGCACCCTGCGGCGTAAGATTGACGAGCAGGACTGGGAAGGTGCCAAGGAGCAGTTGGCCCTGTGGGTGCGCGGTGGAGGCAAAGTATTGCCCGGTCTGGTCAAGCGTAGAGCCGCCGAGTCGGCACTGCTGGGGTAAACATGCCACTCAAAAAACTGCAGTTGAAGTCGGGCGTCAACCGTGAAGGAACCCGCTACTCCACCGAGGGCGGGTGGTTCTCCTGCGACAAAATTCGTTTCCGCCAAGGCACACCCGAGAAGATCGGCGGTTGGCAACGCATTTCTAGTGAGACCTATAACGGCGTCTGTCGGGCACTGTGGCAGTGGGCTACCCTTGGTGGCGTTCCATATCTTGGCGTCGGTACTAATACCAAGTACTACATTGCCTATGGCGGTGCGTACTACGACATCACGCCTGTTGTTTCAACAGTTACGCTGACAAACCCGTTTACAACGGTAAACGGCTCGGCCACGGTCACGGTCACTGATGTAGCGCACGGTGCCACAACGGGTACTTTTGTGACGTTTTCTGGGGCAACTGCGGTTGGTGGTTTGACCCTTAACGGTGAATACCAGATTACAGTCACAACCGCTGACGAGTACACGATTACCGCTGCATCCAACGCTTCATCCTCCGCTACAGGTGGCGGGACAGTCACGGCAGCATATCAAGTCAGTGCGGGAACCGAGATTGCAGTTGCGCTTTCTGGATGGGGCGCAGGGCCTTGGGGCCTTGGGGCTTGGGGTATAGGTTCTTCTGGTACGGCCAGCATCCGCATCTGGAACCACCAAAACTTTGGTCAAGATCTGATCTACGGCCCCAAGGGCGGGGCTATGTATTACTGGGACGCCACCACCGGGCTTACGTCTCGTGGGGTAGCGCTGACCTCCTTGTCCGGAGCAACAGATGTACCGACCGTGCAAACGCTGTTCATGGTGTCTGATGCGTCACGGTTCACGATAGCTTTTGGGTGCAACGATTACGGGTCATCTGACATCGACCCCATGCTGATTCGCTGGTCGGATCAGGAAAGCGCAGTCAACTGGACCCCAGCGGCGACCAACCAAGCGGGCAGTTTGCGCCTGTCGCACGGCTCAAGAATTGACGCCACCTTGCAGACCCGACAGGAAATCTTGGTCTGGACAGACACATCGGTCTATGGTCTTCAGTACTTAGGCCCGCCTGTTGTCTGGGGCTCACAGCTTCTGGCTGATAACGTCTCCATTGTCAGTGACCGTGCTGTAGCGTTGGCTGCTGGTGTGGCGTACTGGATGGGAGAAGACAAGTTTTACACCTACGATGGTCGTGTAAACACACTTAGCTGTGATCTGCGCCAGTACATCTTTAGCGATATCAACTTGGATCAGTACAGCCAAGTTTGCGCCGGGACCAACGAACAATTTAACGAGGTCTGGTGGTTCTACTGCTCTGCCAGCAGTACGCAAATTGACAGATACGCGGTGTACAACTACCTTGAGAAGGTCTGGTACTACGGCAACCTGGGGCGTACCGCTTGGACAGACATCGGTGTAACTTCAAACTTCCCGATTGCTGCGACCTACGTAAACAATCTTGTCCAGCACGAGACCGGCAACGACGACAACGCCACTGCGTCAACGCTCCCGATTGAAGCCTACATCACTTCGTCTGAGTTTGATATTGACGATGGCGACAGATTTGGTTTTGTCTGGCGGGTGCTGCCGGATGTGACCTTCCGTGGATCCAGTACTGCATCTCCCAGCGCCACCATGACGCTCCTGCCTTTGCAAAACTCTGGCTCGGGCTACAACAACCCCGCCTCGCTGGGCGGGTCGGACAACGGCGTGGTCACTCGCACGGCAACGGTGCCTATCGAAGCCTTCACGGGTCAGGTCAATATCCGGGTGCGAGGCAGGCAGATGTCTATCAAGATGGCCTCAGATGGGTTGGGTGTGCAGTGGCAGATGGGCGCTCCGCGTCTGGATATTCGGCCTGATGGCAGGCGCGGGTCATGACAATCTGGTCAACCATCACCAAAAAGTTTCGTGCGCCTCCGCTGCCGAAGCCGACGATCCAGTACGACTCAACGTATCTTGACAACCTCGTCAACGTCCTGCGCCTTTACTTCAACCAAATAGACAACCTGCTGGAGCAGATCGTGGCGAATACAACAACGCCGGTCCCAATTTCATTCCCCATTAATGCTCTTGATGCTTTTGGGCGGCTGGTTACCACGCAGCCGTACACGCTGTTTGACTCCCAAAACCGCTATGCTATTGACAATCAGTTTGACACCAGCACGGCCACTGGAGGCTCAACAACGTACCTTTCCAATGAATCATCGGTACGGATGGATGTCACCACCTCCAGTGGTTCTGAAGTTGTGCGGCAGTCGTTCCGCAGCATGCCGTATCAGCCGGGTAAGGGTCTGACATTCTTTGCGACCTTTGTGATGGGTGCGCCAAAGACAAACCTGCGACAGCGGGTGGGGTACTTCAGCACAAGCAACGGGGTGTTTCTTCAACAGAACAACACGACTGTATCCTTCGTTCTGCGATCAAACTCTTTGCCTACGCCCGGTACGCCTAGCGATGTTCGCACAGTAGACCAAGCCGACTGGAACGTAGATCCAATGGACGGGACTGGCCCAAGCGGGCGCGTACTGGATCTAACCAAGAACCAAATCCTGTACATGGATTTTGAGTGGTTAGGTACGGGCGATGTGCGCTGTGGGTTCTATGTGGACGGTCAGGCACAGATCTGCCACATTTTTCACAACGACAACACGCAGACGTCTGTTTACATGCAGACGGCAATTTTGCCGGTGCGGTACGAAATTACAAACACCGCAGCGACGGCCAGCGCTTCATCCATGAAGCAAATTTGCTCATCTGTGCAAAACATGGGTGGCTACGAGCAGACATCCATTGAGCACGTTGCCCGCAGGACAACGACCAAGACTTCAATTGGCACGACCTTTCTTCCTCTGGTGTCCATCCGGCTGGCTTCCACTGCGCTAAACGCAGTGGTGATGCCCGTAAAATTTAACGTGATGCCAACCTCGACGGGGGATGACTTTGAAGTCATTCTGGCAAAGAACAGCACAGGGCTGACTGGGGCCTCTTGGGCTGCGGTGGCAAGCGATGCCAACGTGGAGCAGGACACCTCTGCCACGGCCATGACGGTGGGCACCATCGTAGATATCCAGTACGTGAAGTCCACCAACCAGTCCAGCGGGACGATCAACCAGCCTGCGGCGTACAACTGGGATCTTCAGTTGGGTTCCTCCTTGACGGGGACGAGTGACATCTATACGCTGGGCATCCGGGTGCTGTCTGGCTCTTCCGGTGCTGCCATCGGGTCTTTGACCTTCTACGACTTGACGCAATGATCCCACGCCGTAACGAGTACGAGTTGGAGTCTTACTACTCTGACGCTGACACCGCAGACGTTGACGAGTTGCAGCGGATCGTTACGAGTTCGCCTGCACCCGACAAATTTGCCGCTTGGGAACCAGAAGCAGAAGCAAGTGGGTGGGCAAAAAGCATACTTGGTCGAGCTTTATCTACTGGGGAAGGCATCGGTCACCAAGGCATCTACGCTACGCCTCAAGAGATTGAAGATTGGGCACTGCGTACAGGCAAGTTGACATCTGCCGATGTTGCGTCTTTGAAGACGCCCACGCCAGCACCTGCTGCACCTGCAGCATGGGAGCCATTGGCGACTCAAATCGCTTCGCAGTGGCAAGGATACGGTCTTAACCCTGAGATCAGGGGTATCAACCGCGCCAATGAACTTGCGCAAATTCTTGCCAACTACGGCATCACTGACCTGTCAAAGATAGGCGTCAAAGAAACACCGTATGAGGAGATGGTTAACGCCGTTACCGGCGAAGGTGGTCAGGATAGCTGGTCAACAGTTACAAGAAACCGTGGGCAACTTACATACGGCGATCAAACATTTGGACGTTTAGGCGGGTTTGGAAGTGGCGGGGAGCGAGAGTTTTCTGCGCCTCAAGAATACTTACAGCAATCAGACCCAGGCAGGTACGGTCTTGGGTACTCTGCTGCAGGCAAAGGGTGGACAGAGTTTGAGGTAGTCAAAGACGCTTCTGGAAAAGCTGTAATTGTTCCACGTTGGGGATCAAGTAGTGACCTTGATCCCGGCTTAATCCAAGTGCTGGCTCTTGCTGGGAATTTTCTTGCTCCGGGGATATCTTCTGCGCTGGCCTCTACGTTTGGTGCCGCCGCGCCTATTGTTGCGCAAGGTTTGGTGTCAGGCACTCTTGGTGGGTTTGGTGCAGAAGCGCAAGGTGGCAGTTTTGGCTCAGGTTTTGGCAAAGGGGCTCTTACTGGCGGAATTACGGCGGGCATTGGGCAGTTTGCGCAGCCGTTTGCACAAGGAATTGGTGCGGATGTCTTCGCAAGTACGGGCAGTCAAGCCTTGGCTGATGCTGCTACCGGCGCGATTACTGCAGGGGCACGAGCCCTGCCGTCAGCCATAGTCTCCGGCAACTTCGGCAACGTCCTGACCAGTGCTTTGACTGGTGGTGTTACAGCGGGAGCATCGCAACTAGCCAGCGAACTGACAGGCTTGTCTAATAAAGACATCAATGCTGCAATTCGTATTGCGCAGGGCGTAGAGAACAAGGACTGGAGTGCGGTTCTTGCTGGTGCCAACAACTTCATAGACAGTCCCGACGTTGCTTTGGCATCTCAGGCAGCGCGTGTTATTTCTGCTGTTGAGTCTGGTACTCCGTCTGCTTTGATTGGCGCTCTCCAAGGCTTCGGTCAGGAGATGAACAGGTACAACCAGTACTACAGCACCACAGACACAGGCGACGAAACCGACCGGCTCATAGCGCGATATGGCACTGCTGATGACGCAGCAACCGCAGTAGCCTATGCTGATCCATCACGATCTCTTGACACTGTGCTGGGCGGCGACATTCGCGGTGCTGCAACACAGACCCAAGCAGGTACGGATCTTGGGGATCTAGGCTTGACGGAGCCCACCATTACGGCGGGTGAGTTGGCAAATATTGTCCGCAGTGGAACCACAACTGCTCCCACTCAAGGCCCATACGACAAGTACGTCACCTTTGGTGAAGCGTTTCGCGCTGCACGAAATGATCTTGGGGATGGCAAATCGTTCCCGTGGACTAATCCAATAACGGGCAAAACCGGAACATTTACCACCAGCCTTGCACCCGCGCAAGTTGCACAGGTCGATGCAGGCGCGGGAAGAGGTATTTTGCCTGGGGCAACAGCAGCAGATGCGGCAGCGCTGTCAAAGATTCCGTTAAGTTCGGACGCTAAAACATCCATTGTTGATCAAGTGCTTGGTGAGTTTGATGAAGGTCAAGGATCAGGAATTGTTGGTGCTGGGCCTGGGGCGTATTCATCTTCAAGTCTTGCGTCTAAAGCAGCGGATACCACGCCCAATAACCTGATACAGGTAGGGATTGAGGCAGTAAATATTGCCCGCGATATTGGCACAGGAGTTCAGAGATCCCCAGTAAGCCTTATAGATTCGCTTGGCACAGGCTACGGTTTGGCAACTGGCGACATGGACAACT